AGCAGCACGTCACCCAATTTTGGGCGAACGAGCAGAAGATTTTCGACGCGGCGATTCGGACGGAGAACATCCCTGCCGAACGGGCAAACGCCCTCGTTGAAAAAGGGGCAGTTGCTCTCGGTCTCGACCTGAAGAACGAATCGACGAAGACCTTTCTTCAAGGCGCGACCGCCCGCCTGATGGCGATGCATCACGCCATGGCGATTGGGGAGGACTCAGCCGCCGTTGCCGGGGCCGAGCCCACCGGAATGGGAACGGACTACGCCGCCCAAGCGAAGGACATCCGGCAGAACCCGGCCAACCCTCTGAACGGAGCCTACTGGAACAAGGGAAACAAGTTCTCGCGCTCCGACCACGACGCCGCCGTTCAACGGGTGAACGAACTGATCCGCCTTGCGACCGAGCAGGAAGGGAAGAAGAAGCGGTGATTAAGCCCCTCCGCGACCTGATCGTCGCAACCCCATTGGAAGAGACGGACAAGGTTGGCCTGCTTACCATGCCCGAGAATTACAAGCAGGCGCTTCGGGTGCATTACCGAGCCGTGGTTCTCTTCTCCGGGCCGAAGGCGACGAAGGACGTGCCTCCCGGCTCCATTGTCCACGTCTCGGAGTCCTGGGGAGAGAAGTTCACCTACCGAAACAAGCCGGTCTGGATCGGTCGCATCCGAGACATCAACGGAGTGTGTGAGGGCGATCGGATAGCTGACTACAACTCCTACCTCGATTGAAAGTCCTCTTTCTCAACGCTCCCTGGTGGAACAAGGAAAAGGGTCAGCCTCTTCGGCGTGGCGTTCGGGCCGGGTCACGCTGGCCGATGACGATGGGCAGCCACTTCGTCCCCGACTGCTTTATGCCGATGGGGTACATGCCGTTTCCCATGTTCATGTCATCGGCTGCCGGATGGCTGGAGTCGGTTGGAAAGGAACAGGGGATTGAGGTCTTCATGCGTGACTCGGTTACTCGAGGAGAGTCCTACTTTCGCTGCTACCAGTTCGTCAGGGAATTGGCCCCCGATTGGATCGTCTTCGAGTCAGCCCCGAGTTCGTGGGAGTCCGATCAGTCGGTCTTGGCCCAACTCGCCAAGGAAAGCCCGAAGTCGAAAGTCATCCTGACCGGCACAATCACGGCTGATACGGCAATAGTCTCGGCTCTCGATTGGGCGAACATAGTCGCCATAGTTAAGGGCGAGTACGAGAAGGGTGTTGAACAGGCCATCACCTTCGACGGCAAGAGACTCGTCATCGAACGCCAATTCCTATCCGCCGAAGAGATGAACGGCCCCCACGGAAAATGGAAGTGGGATGAGGGGTGCGCCCGAAACTACTTCGACGAAAACCCTCTTGGACAGAAGGCTCCGCAACTCCAAATGTGGGCGAGCCGGGGATGCGTGTACAAGTGCAACTTCTGCGCCTGGCCGGCCACGATGACCAATGATGATCCTTTGGGAACGGGAAAGCGGCAGATGCGCTACTACACCGGGGACTACATCGAAAACTACATCCGTGAACGTCTAGCCGTCACGCCCGACTTGGCCTGCGTCTATTTCGACGGTGACACCGAAAACATCTCCGACAAGCACACCCTGGAAATCTGCGAGGCGATGCGGAAGATCGGGCTTCCCTGGTCGATGATGTGCCGGGGGGATACCTCTTCCCGCGAGGTATGGAAGGAGATGAAGGACTCAGGATGCTTTGGGGTGAAGATCGGCTTCGAGTCCGGTTCTCAGCGCGTCGTCAACGAAATCATCGGCAAGGGTCTCGACATTCAGGAGGCCCGAGAGACAGCGATCTTCCTCAAGGAAATCGGGATGACCGTCCACGGTACTTTCATGGTGGGGCACCCAGGCGAGACGCCAGAGGAGGCCAACCAAACGATCGAGTTTATCAAGAAGCTCTATGCCGACAAGGGGCTCGATACCCATCAGTTGAGCGGCACGGCCACAATCAGCGGCACACCCTTGGCGAACCTTAAGGCAGGGGAGACGAACAAGCGTTACCCAGGGGCGAAGAAGGACGAGAACTGGCATGAGGATCTAGACGGCCAGAAGAAAGCCGAGCGACTGGTCCAGGCCACCCACGGCTATTGACCATGCTCGAAGAACTGGCGATCACCCCAAGCAAGGCTGGTTCGGGAGTGGATGGGTGGCACTCCGATTCCCCGATCTTCAAGCATGTCGTCGAGACCGTTAGCCCGAATCTGATCGTCGAAGTCGGGACGTGGAAGGGAAAGAGTGCAATCGAGATGATGCGTTGGGCGAAACCCACAACCACGATCATCTGCGTCGATACCTGGCTTGGGAGCTTAGAGCATTGGATGAATGAGGACATGGAACTCCTATACGGCAGGCCAACGCTCTACATCGACTTCCTGAAGAACATCCGTGAGGCGCAGATCGAGGAACAGGTGAGGCCCCTTCCCATGCCCTCAAAGCAGGCCGCTCGGTTCCTGAAATGGAAATGGGATTGGGTTCCGAAGGCGGACCTAATCTACATCGACGGCTCGCATGATGAGCAGGATGTCCTCTCCGATCTTGTCGAGTACTGGCCATTAGTCCAAAAAGGAGGGATCATGTTTGGAGATGACTACGGCGAATGGCAGACCGTTGAGGACGCCGTTGAGAAATTCGTGCAGGGCAGAACCGACATGGACTTTCGACTAAAGGACTACACCGACCGGGAAGAGTGTTTTTGGATCATGGAGAAAATCGCCACATGAAGACCGCCGTGATGTTCTGCGGGCAGGCCCGCACCTTCGCCAACTGCTACCAACTGATGTACTGGAAGGTTCTGCGGTTATTCGAGAACCCGACCTTTTTCGTACGTGTTGCTGACGATGAGCAGGCCGGGACGATGAACGCCCTCTCAGTCCACTTCGAGGATGTTCGGGTCGAGTACGTCAAGCAGCCCGACTTCCCCCACGCAAAGCAGATGATGGAACGGAGTAACTTCGCCGGCTACGGCTTGGCGAACCACGTCCAGGCGCATCCCGAGAATCTCCTGAAGGCCTTCTGGTCGTACAAAAACGTCTGGGAAATGATCCCAAACCCGGAGGATTACGATGTCTTCGTTCGCATCCGTCCGGACCTTTGGTTCATGGAATTTGAAATGCCGGAGAGACCGCAGGCGAACGAGGCGATTACGCCAGTATGGGGACGTTTCGGCGGGGTCAACGACCGTCTTGCGATCATGGGATTTGAAGCTGCCCGCGCATACATGACGACTTTAGACCGAGTGGATAAGCTCCTCATGCTCGGCTGTCCCTACCACCCCGAGACTCTGACCCGGTACTCCCTCGAAGACCAGGGCATCACGATTCGGCATGAGCTGGAGGCGTTTTTCTATTTTCGGCGTCTTCGCACCGCGATCCACCCGACCCAGAACTCCCTAGGGAACAACGAATGGCTCTGCGGAGAGCCGGAGGCGGCGTGGCATCATCGGCTATACGAAGCCAAGAAACCCGCCAGTGTATTTGCGTGAGCGACGAACGCCCCTACATCTACATCGGGACGCCGATTCGAAACGTCCCCCAGCACCCCGACTTGAAGGAGGATCTGTCGAACGTCTTCCAGTTTCTCGAAAAGGAGTACACCCAGCCGATCTTGGAATTGATGCACGACGCGACCTTGCCCTATCGGATCAAGGTGCTGCTCTGTCCCTACGCTGGGATCGCTAGGGCTCGAAACAAGATCGCCGCAGACTTCCTGAAGGACCCGAAAGGGTGGATGCTTTTCTTTGCGGACTACGACCTCTGCCCCACCGCCGACGACTACAAACGGATCATCTCGAAAAATATGCTGGTCCTCGGCGGTCTCTACGCCACCCGAGAGAAAAACTGCCATTGGGTCTTGAACTCCTACATCGGGCCGGAACCGGACAAGGATGGAATTTGGCAGGTTTGCGAACTCGGGACGGGCTTCAAATGCTTTCACCGCCAAGCCTTCGAGAAAATCCTCGCCGCCTACCCATGGCTTGAGCACGAAGCCGACGACCACCCCGGAGTCAACGAGTGGGGATTCTTCTCCATGGGAGTCGTCCAATTCGAGAACAAGAGGCGTTGGCTCACCGAAGATTACTGGTTCGACAGCCTTTTCCGTGAAATCAAGATACCGATTTTCGCCGATACGACAGTCAGGCTAAAGCACCGGCACACCAACCAAAACGGGGAAAAGCTGCTCTTTCCTTTGGAGGCCCCTCCGATCCCGATTCAGAAATTCGCATTGACAGCGTAAGAAAGACCTCGCAACCCTACTTACGCCACAAACAAGCATGGGATCAAACCTCACCCGCTCTGGCGTCAACAACACCGCTTTCAGCCCCAACGCCGACAAAACGGCGCAGCTCACAGGATCAGGGCAACTCGTCCCCGGCAGCATCAGCCCGACCTACGCGGCGACCATCGCCCTCGACTCCATCCTCCAGTACTCCTGCTTCGTCTCGCTGACCACGATTGGCTCGACCGCAGCGACGGTGACGACCGGGACCGTCTTCAACGCCGGCGGACTCCTCAATGTCCTCGTCAACCAGGTCTCGGGCGGCTCGGCCACCGTGACGTTCTCGACCGGATTCAAGGTCAACGGTACGGTGTCCCCGAACTCGGCCAAGGCGGTCGGCCTCTCCTTCGTCTCGGACGGGACGAACTTCATCGAGTTCAGCCGCACGAGCATCGCGGGTGGCATCTAATTTCGAATACGGGGGTATTCGTTCATGGCAAGAACGCGCTCTCTCATCGGGGGGCGCGTTTTTGTTGTTGCAATAGGTTTTCAACCTGATTGAAGTGCCGGTGAGCCCTCGGTAGGAACTCCCAGCCAACGCCACAAAGGCGGCCCCGAAGGAAGGCTCGGAATTAACTATCCGAGTACGTCCCGCTGAAAACGCGGATCTCCGGGTCTCGGATGCGACAGGAAAACCTCTCTCATCCTTTACTCTCATGGCTGGTGCAATCATCAATCTGCCGCCCTTCTGGCAGGTCGCGTTCGATGGCGTGTGGCGCGAAAACCCCGCTCAACAGACGGAGCACCGTCTGGCGGGCAGCTACATGACCAAGATGGTCAACGGAAGTCAGGAGCGGATCGACTACATGGGGTCGCAGCAATATGCGATGCGGCAGGTGACTGCCCGAGCCCAGAAGACCGAGCCCTCCGACGTTCCCATGTATTCCCGTTGGGTCCGTCCACGGCCCTACGACAAGACGACTTGGATCGACCAGTTCGACCCGATCCTCTTGGGAACTCTCCCCAATCCCGACTCGGCGGTGGCCCGCAATCACGCGATTGCTGCGGCTCGCCAGAAGGACATCATCCTTCTGAACGCCCTCTTGGGGACGAACTACACCGGAGCCCAGGGCTCGACGGCGGTGACGCTCCCGACAACGGGCGGCCCGCTCAACACGGGTCAGACAATCGGCGTCACCTACGGTTCTGGATCGGCCAACTCCGGCCTCCAGTTGGCCAAGCTGACCGCTGCCTCCTACCTTCTCGACAACAACGACATTGCCGAGACCGGCCGGCACTTCGCCTACTCCGCTAAGGAGTTGAACAACCTGATTACGAATGTGGATCAGGTGAACTCGGTTCTCTACAACGACGTTCGCGCCCTTCGGGACGGTCGGATTCGGGACTTCATGGGCTTCATGTTCATCAGGTCGCAGCTCGTCCCGTTCTCGTCCGGCTCGACTACGATCCGAACCTGCGTCGCCTGGCAGCAGGATTGCCTCTTCCTCGGAATCGGGGAGGACGTGATGACGAAGATCGACATCCTGCCGATGCAGTCGCAGGCGATTCAAGTCTATACCTGTCTCCTCTTGGACGGCACCCGCGCCACCGAGCAGGGAGTCGTTCAGATCAACTGCGATGAGTCGGTCTAACCCCTAACCACAAGGACAAACACACATGGCTATTTGGTACACCGACGTTGCCCAGGCTCAAGAGCAGGGCAACAACTTCCCGGCCCAGCCGGGATCGCAGCAGATCACCAACCTCCCGAGCAGCATCGGGCAGAACGATTCGGTTGTGGAGGGTCCGCCCTGGATTTGGGCCTCCTACACCTGGACCGGAAACGAGGCGGTCAACGACATCATCAACATCGCAAAGTTGGAGGCGGGCTATCTGGTCTCCCCGGACGGGCACGTTTGCTCGGGGACCACGGCCCCGGCGACGACCCTGACGGTTGCGATTGGCGACAACGACCTCAACCTCCCTACGGCTCTGCCGATCCCGAACGCCCAGGCCCTGACGAACATCATCGGGTCTCCGGTGCCTCTCCAGGCCCCGGCGTTCGTGGCGAACACGGCCTACGTTGTCGGGAATGTCGTGTTGGATTCGGCGTCCTCGCCGGCCAACCAGGCGTTCACCTGCATCGTGGCCTACTCGGGCAGCGCGACCGCTCCGCACTCGAATACGACGAACTGGATCAACAACCAGGTCCGGTACTCGTCTTCGATCGACATCCACGCCGCGAGCGGAAACGTCGCCTTTGCGACGGGGACGCAGCTCTACGGAGGCCCGATGTCGAAGGTTCCGGCGAGCATCACGGTCGGGCAGGTGCAGGTGGGGGCGACCGCCAATCAGATCGCCAACTACCCGTACATCATCCAGCAGGATTGCTGGCTCCAAGCCGTCATCCTCACCGCAAACACGATTGCGGCCAACACGGTCAGCCTCTTCCGAGTCGCCGTCGCCGCTGCGAACTAAACCCTTGGGAGCCTAAACAGCGCCCAAAACTCAAACATGACCTCCGGCGGGGTATCCATTGTGGCGATGGACCCTGCCGGAGGTCTTCTTTTGTAACGATATGCCCACCACTCTCGGACCTGTCCAGATCGCAAACCTAGCCCTATCAAGGATCGGTTCGCAAGCGATCAACTCCCTTGCGGACACGAACAACCCGGCCTCGGTTGCCTGCAACAACAACTACCAGTTGGCGTATCTCGCGGTCTCCAGGGCGGCGAAGTGGAATTGCTTGGCGACTACGGCGGTCCTAGCGCAGATCCCGCAGACCCCGTTGCCGAATCTACCTTCGGGCGGTCTTCCTCCGATCCCTCCCACAGTTCCGACTTGGGAGCCGAACACGACCTTTGCCGCGAACTCGTATTTCACCTTCGGAGGCTACTTCTACTTCGTCCTCATCAACTACACCTCATCGAACAATTTCACGGTGGACCTGACGAACGGGAGTTTCGTCCAGACGAACCTACCTACCTCCTACCCCTTCGCTCCCTTCAACGGTTCAGCCTTCCCTTCGGGGTGGGCTTACCAGTACGAGTTGCCGGCCGATTTTCAGCTTCTCATGGTCCTGAACGGAAACACGTATTGGGGATTCCAGGGTTTTGGTTCGTCCTCGTCCGACTTTCAGATCATGGGGAAATTTCTCTTCTGCAACACCCCTCAAGCGGTCATTCAGTACATCAAGAACGAACCGGATTCGACGCAGTTCGATGCGTTGTTCACAGAAGCCCTATCCCTCAAATTGGGTTCGATGATCGCAACGGCCTTGAGGCAGGATGGGGGACGGATGGAATTGGAGTTGGAGGGGGGGTACAAGTCCGTCATCAAGCAGGCCCGGACGATGAATGGGAATGAGCAGCAGGTTCGGCGCTTCAACCCAATCGGTTCCTCCATGTTCAATCGGTCCCGTTACGGCGGGATCAACGGAAGAGTTTACTTGCCCAATGTACCGAACTTTATTGCCAAGATCGTACGGTGGTTAAAGATGGTTGGGTGAAATCAATACCCGGATATGAAGGCCGTTATTCCATCACAGATGACGGGCAGATTTATTGTCACCGGAGGAAAGATTCAATGAATCGGGTCAAGTGGGGGATGTTCATGTGCCAGAAAACGACCCGGACTGGTTACAGGATAATCGGGTTAAGAGACGCGACTGGGAAAAAGAGATTTCATCCTATTCACCGTCTAGTGGCACAAGCGTATGTGGGAGACGTTAAAAACCGAGTTGTGGATCACATTGATGGCAACTTGGAGAATAACCATGCATCGAATCTACGTTTGTGCGACTCATCCCAGAATCAAGGGAATCGTAAATTGAGCAGGAATAACACTTCCGGATTTAAAGGTGTGTGTTGGCAGAACCAGATGAAGAAATGGCAGATGTCCTGCCGAATCAACGGCTCTCGGCGTTATAGTTGGCACGATACGAAAGAAGAGGCGGCCCGAGCCTATGACACTGTGGCTATTGAGGCTCATGGTGAATTTGCCCGCGTGAACTTTCCCAGGTCCTAATGTCGAAGTTCGTTCACCAGACAACCTCGTTCTCCGGGGGGGAGACTTCTCCCAAGGTTGACGCTCGGGTAGATCAGGCGAAGTACAATTCGTGGCTTCGTCAGTGTCAGAACATGGTCCCGTACAAGACTGGGGGGCTAACGCGGGCCATAGGGACAAAGTACGTCGCCTCGGCCAAGCTCAAGAATACGGTCGGACACAACTACTGCGCTAACCTTCTCAAGTTCATCTTCGACCCGAATGTCACCTTCGCCTTGGAGTTCGGGCATGAGTACATCCGGTTCTACTCGAATGAGCAGCAGGTCACGATCAACTCAGCCCCCCTCTGGATCACAGGAACAACGTATGCACAGGGGGCTTTCGTCGAAGACCCTGGGGACGGAAACAATATCTATTACGCCATCTTGCCCGGTACGAGCACGACGCAGCCGCACGCGGCCCCGAGCCAATGGGTGAAGCAGAACATCTACGAAGTTCCGAGCCCTTACTCGGCTGATGCTGGTCCTTCCGGTTCGATCTTCGACACCGATGTTTTCCAAATCCAGCCCTGCCAGATCAACGACATCATCTACATCGTCCACCCTGAATATCCGCCGTACAAGCTCTCACGGTTCGGGGATACGGATTGGACAATGCAGGAGGTCGAATTTCTCACTCCAGCCCTCCTCGATCAGAACTCAAGTGACATCACCCTCACGCCGAACGCTCTGATCGGAAACGGGATTTTGGTTCAGGCCAACGCACCTGCCTGGGTGGCATCGCAGTTCTACACCTTGGCAAACTCGGTTGAGGTGAGCGGCATCATCTACAATTGCATCGTTACGAATGTCTCCGGGTCCACCTTCGCCGCCGACTACGCCTTGGGATATTGGCAGAAGGTCGGCATTTTCAACCCGCAGCACGACGGTTCGACCTGGCAGTATTCGGTCCTTCGCCAGTCGGCCTCGGTTCAAATCGTTGGAGATGTGAACTTGGGATTTCCCTTGGCTGATCCGAACGCGATTCAGGAGTCCGATCCGCTTCAGATTCTTGGTAACTACGAGGTTCACACCTACGGAGTGTGGTCGGCGACAATCCAGATTTTGAGGTCGTTGGATGGGGGGATAACCTACGATACGGTTTACAACTTCACCGGATTGAGTGACCGGAACGCGGATATTCAGGGCAACGCTCCTCAACTCGGTATCTACAAGATCGCCATTTCCAACAATAGCGCACCCACCAATCCTGGGGCCACAGCGCCCCGAGTCGTCTTGGAGGCTGACAACGGATTTCTATCCGGTCTCTTCGAGATCACGAACGTAGGCATCGCGGACGCCTCGGCCATGATTAACGGGGATGTGTACCAAATCCTGACCTTGGGAACTACGAATTGGTCAGCCTTGGGGGCTGGAAACAACGCATTTGTCGGAGAGATTTTCGTTTACAACGGTTCGGCGGTGACGGGCTCAGGAGGGCAGGTGACCAACCCGTATTTGGCTCAAGCGAACGTCGTCACCCAATTGAGCGACAGCAACCCCTTATCTCCTGCATGGGTCAATGGGACGAGCTACACCGCGAGCCAAAACGTCAGTTACAACTTCATCAACTACGAGGCAATCAACAACGTGCCGAGTGATGGCGTGCCTCCACCTCAAGACCCGACGAATTGGGGAACGGTGCAGCCGGGCGGATCGGAGTATTGGGCAGAGGGAGCATGGTCGGAGTATCGGGGCTATCCCCAGGCCATCACCTCGTTTCAGCAGAGAATGTGGTACGCCGCTTCCGGTTTCCAACCGCAGAGGATTTGGGGGACGGTCACGAATGACATCGAAAACTTCGCCTTGGGGGATCAGACCTTGGCGACGGATGGATTGGCCTTCGACCTGAACGCTCCGACAAGGGGCTCGATTCTCTGGCTCACCGCTCAGTCGGATTTGTTCGCCGGGCTCATGGGCGCAGAGTGGGTTATCAATTCCGGTTCCGTCAACTCGTCGGGTGGGGGTACTGGTTCAGCAATTACGCCTTCAGCCCTGAACGCGGTGGAGCAGGGGACGTATGGCTCGGCCCCCTTCGTCATTCCTGCCATCGTCGGAAATGCGGTGTTCTTCGTCCAGCGGCAGGCTGACGCCATCCGGCAAATGTTCTTCTCGGTTTACACGGCGAAGTACATGAGTTCGGACCTTACGACGCAGGCCGATCACTTGTTCTCTTCGGGCATCGTCAAGATCGACTACCAGACGCGGTGGAGGCATCAGGGTATGCTTTGGGCCCTGACGCAGCAGGGGTCGTTGTGCGGCCTCACCTACGACTTGGATCAAGAGGTTTTCGGATGGTGCCGAAGGCTGACAGGGACCGGACAATTCGCGGCCCCCGGCGTCCCGCTACTGAATGACAACGGATTCGAGTCGTTGGCTATTATCCCCGGAACAAACAATTCCGACGATCAGGTTTGGGTGGTTGCGAACCGCCTCATCAATGGGGTGCAGACCCGCTACATCGAACTCGTCAACCCAAACAATTGGGAGGAGACGTTTTCAGGTGCGCCAAATCCTCCGGCTCCTTCTTTGGCCGATGCGTACTACTTGGACTCTGGGACCACGATTGCGAGCCCCGGAAGTCTGACGCTGACGGCAGCCCTACCTTGGCTCCCTGGTCGGTACGTGTACGGGTTGGCGGACGGAAACGGATTCGGCCCACTTCTCGTTGGGAATGACGGGACAATCATCCTGCCGAACAATATCCCCACAACCGTCACGAAAGTTCAGGTTGGTCTCCCGATCCTATACTACGGCCAGCCGATGCGCTTCGATTCGAGTATGACGGCGGGGAACTTGCAGGCCCGAACGAAGCAGGTGGCGGATTGGTACGTCAGACTTTGGAACTCATCTGGCGGGCTCTTGAGCAACGGAACCACAACCTATCCCTATTGGGTGGCGAGCACAGCCTACGTTCCGGGCAACTGCGTCATCAGCGATCAGACGCAGGGAGCCTTCATGTGCGTCATCGCGTACAGCGGGATTGTGGACCCGAGTTTGGAGCCTACGTCTTGGATTTCGATTCCCGTCCCTTCCTATCAGGCCCCACAGGCGATTCCGTACACGAAAAACGCGAATTACCCCTTTGCCATCCCGACCTTCGTTGCGAGCCCGACCGACTTCCGTTTGCCCACAGCCTTGCAGCCTTCTCCAGATCACGACCCCAAAGTCATCCTCACGGGCAATGACGCGCTGCCGTTGACCGTGCTCGGTCTCTTCGTCAAGATGGACCTCATATCCCAGCCGTGACCGTCCGCCGACTCAACTTGGAAAGCGAATATCCCATGATTGAAAAGTGGTGGACGGACCGAGGCTCGACCGCTCCCCAGCAATGCCTTTTGCCTCCGGTGGGGGTTGTCAGCGAATTGGAGCACATCCCGATTGCGTGCGCCTTCCTCTATCAGGTCCAGTTCGTTCCCATTGGAATTGTGGAGTGGGAGTGCACGAACCCGGATATTTCTTCGGCCCTGCTACGTCTTCGAGGACTGAACAAGGTGTTCGACTTCTTCGAGACCTTTTGCGCCGATCAGGGCATCAAGACCATCTTCTCCTGGGTTGCTAAGGGTAGGGGGGATGGACGGTTATTGGCCGGCCGTCATTGGGTGAAGTGCGAAGGCGAGCGGCACGAACTGATGGCGTTTTCAGTGAAGGAGGAAGCGTGCCTGCCATAATCCCAGTCCTCGCCGTCGCTTCCCTGGCGACAACTGCCTACGGGGCCTACGAACAAAAGAAGGCGGGGGATGCAGCCGCCCAGGTCGATACGGCCACAGCGGCCTACAACGCGAAGTACGACCAAGCCCTTTCCGAGCAGTTGGACGCGGACACGATTGCGAACATCGAAACCGAACGGAGGAACGATGCGGTGTACCTTTCCAAGCAGGAAGCGGGCTATGCTTCGGCGGGAGTCCTGGCTACAACCGGAAGCCCGTTGGATGCCCAGATCACGAACGTAGGGAGGATGGAGCAGAACTTGCAGCAGCAATGGGTGAACGCCCAGCAGCAGGAGCAGGCGTATGCCTCCCAAACCAAGGCCGGGCTTGCCTACGGTGCCGCCCAAGCCCAATCCGACCGCATCTCAGGCTCAATCGCTTTGCTCAACGGGGGTGCGAAACTGATTGGAATGGGTGTGCAGGACGTTCAAAGCGGAGTCTTTAAATAACATGGCCCTCCCCATTGTCCAAGGTTCGATGGTCGAAACTCCGGTTGGCGGGACCAAGCTCGATGTCGGCCCACTCCGTGAGGCAGCACTTGCCCCTGGCCGTTTCGCTGCCGCTCTCGGTCAGGACGTTGGTGGGCTTTTCCAAGACCTCTCCCAGCAGATTCAGGAGACCCGGAACCAAAAGAAGGTGTTCGATGCGGATATTGCGATGCGGACGGCGAAGAACAACTTCGTCGATGAGCTCACTAAGAACCCGCAGTTGGCCCGAGATCCCGGCACTTGGGTTCCCGAATGGCAGAAACGGAGCCAGGAGGTCTCCGACAAGATTCTTTCCCAGGATGGTCTGGGGCCTGTCCTGAAGAATCACCTTCAGCAGATGTCGGGAGTGTGGACGTTGGATTCGACTTCAGAAATCAGGACGCAGGCTCTACGGCGCGAGGTGGCGGATACGAGGAAGTCAGGGATAGCAGCCGCTAACATGGCGATACAGCAGGGGCAACCCGATCAGGCCATTGCGGCCTACAAGGCAATGGGGGAGAAAGGCGTGTTAGGCCCGAAGACTGTCGATGCGCTGATTCGCCAAGTCCCGATGCAGATCGCAGAGGGGAAGGCCAACATGCTTATTGCCATCCATCCCATCGGTGCGCCGGATGAGATTCGGAAACTGGAGGGGCAGATGCCGCCGAACAAGTTTCGTTCCGCCTTGCGGCTGGCCGAGCAGGAGCAGGCCCGCGCCCAGGTCGATAACGCGGAAAAACTCTCAGGGATGGTGGATGACAGCCCTCTTCATTCGATTGACCCGAAGATGCTGACCGCTTGGCGGGACAATAAAAACATCAACGCCTTCCAGTACGAGCGCATCCAGTCGCGGATCAAATCCTACGAGAAAGCCCAGGCGAAGGAGCACAACATACAGGAGAGGTCCGATTACAATGAGGCGATGATGCGGGCCGACCATCCTCCGACCGATGGAACGGATTTGAAGGAATGGGCGGCGGACGTGAAATCCCAGGGGCTTGGGTGGACGAACCCGGCCTACCGAAGGCAACTGAATCAGTACGTGGACCGCAAAGTCGATCACGTCATCAAGACCGGTCACTCCTTTGAGAGCCAAGTCGAGCGGGACATTTTCGGACGGATGGGGAGGGAGCCTTTGGACCCTGAGGGCTACCGGATCAAGGCTGTCACACGGAAACTAGGGACGGGCGATTACCAGATTTCCGATGAGGACTTCGCCAAGCAGTTTCCAGGCAAGACCCGTTCGGATGTGGTTCGATCGGCTCAGTCGGTTCAGGCCGAGAGATACGACAAGATGCGCCAGTGGTTCGCGGACCATAAGGAAAAGGGGGTAACGGAGAAGGAGGCCGAGGAGTACCGGCAAAGCCTCTACCGCCCCGCCATCGAAAAGACAGTGAGCGACGCGATTGACGCCGCCATAGGCACCCCATGAGCCAAGCCGCCCCGGTTGCGGAACCCCCTGCAAAGGCCCAGGAAGGCCCCCAGGATGCCCCAGGATCGGTTATTTCCCCCCAAGGCATCTCCGATGCCTCCCCGAACTGGAAAACCCTTTATGGGGGCTTACAGGGGCTCGACGACAGGGTTTCATCCCAATTACGCCAATCATTTGCATTACTAGACCATAACTCGGAAGACCCGAAGGAGGCTCGGGCGAGGGCGATCAACCAAAACTTCATCACCCGTCAGTTACAGGGACACCTCGATCCTGACTTGATCCGGGGGAACTGGGAAGCGGTTAAGTCAGCGTGGGCCAAGAAGAAGCTGGGGCTCGACCAAAAGCAGATTTCAGATACCGAGCTTTACGGTCAGATTGCCAAGTCCTTTGCGCCCGAGACTGAGGAGCCTGCCGCTCAGAAAGACCCCTGGGGACTCCTGAAAACCGCCCTCATCCTCACCGGACGGATGGCCGCTCACTGGCACCAGACGATAGGGAGCGTTCCCTTGGTCAACTTGCCGGATGCGCCGGTCAACGAGTTGCCGAATATTCCGTTGCCTGACCCTTTCCCGGCAGGACTGACTGCGAAGGAAATGGGGTACGCCTGGAATATCCTCAAGCCCCAGATCGAAGGTCTGGAGACCCCGGAGAGCTTGGGGACGATGGGGGCTTTTGGTGTTCTCGGCAAGGGTGCTGAGATGGGGTCGAAGGTCGCAGCCGTTGCCTTAAAGGGGATGTCGGGAGTTTTCACGGCGGTCATGGCGAAGGCGGCGAAGGATGGGGCTGAGAATATCGCAAAGGTCCGCGCCGATCCGAACCATACCACGATGGATGTTGCGAGGGCTTATGCGAGCGAGGCCGGAAACGTCTTTGGCGCGTTGGCGGGGGCGGTCGGGATACTGCATGGCGTGTCACCAAAATCGGTTTCAGCGATTAAGGATGCCCCAATCGAAGAGGTTCCAAACATCCTCCATGAAGAGGCGGCGAAAACCAAAGACCCGGTTGAGAAAGCGGCCATCGTCAACGCGGCCCAGGAGGTTCAGAAGGTGGCAGCGGAGAACGAAACCCCACCTCCCGAAGAACCGAAGACACAGCCTACCGTACCATCCGAAGAAGGGAAGGTCGAGCAGCCAAAGGCTGAACCGCCGGCGGAAAGACCGGGTTTGTTGGTGGGGATCAAGAACGCCGTCGTCGATGAGGAAATGTCCAAGATGGGGCTGGAGCCAGCCGAACACGGCGAGAGTCTTTCGTGGGAACAAGCCAAGGCTGACGCCGATGCGAAGTTGGCTGCCGATCCCTTCGCCGGCCAAAAACTCGTTCAATCATTGGCTGATAAACCGAGACCGATCACAGGCCAGGAAGACGCATTGCTCTTGTCCGAAGTGAACCGCCTGAAGCTGGAGAGGCAAGACGCCGAGGATGCCCTGATCCAGGCCAAGAAGGCCGGGGACGAGGATGCCCAGGCCGAAGCCAATATCCGCATCGCCAAGGCGCGAGATGACTTTGCCAAGGCCGAGGAAACCGCAACGAAAGTCGGCACTCCCCAGGCGCAAGGCTTGGCACTTCGCCGGATGATGATGAGGGAGGACTATTCGATTGCCTCGATGGAGAAGCAGTTGGCGGCCGAAACCCCAGATGGGAAGTTGACGCCTGAGCAGATGGATCAGGTGCGAGATCTATCGAAGCAGATTCGGGATACAGGAGACGCAGCAGCGAAGCATGAGGCAAGACGTTTGGCAGCCTACAAGTCACGGCTAAAGAAACTAACGGAGGACTACGAGGAGAGGGTGAAGGAGGGGAAGCTCGGGCCGAAACCGAAGGCTCCACCGATCAAACTCGACCTCGAAGGCGAACTCCTGAAGGCCGCACACGAACGGGCTAAGAACGAGTTTAAAAACGCCGTCTTCGCAGAGAGGATGAAGAACCGATCTTTCTACGAAAAGGGGTTCAACAAGTTGGTGAAGTGGAGGAGGGGGTTTCTCCTGTCCTCTCCCGTAACTCTGGGAAAGCTGACCGCCGCCGCGATCTGGCGCATGGGTTCCACCGCAGCCGAGGAAGGTGTTGGGACCGCCTTATCCAAGGTGCCGGGCATTTCTAAGGTGTCCGAGCAGGCCCCTCGTTACGGCGCTGTCAACGTGGATGCCGAGGCCGCCGCCATTACCCAGCAGTTCACCCAAGGGATGAAGGATGCATGGGATCTCCTGAAGACCGGAGCCAGCAACCTCGATATGCTCTACGGTCGGGGAAAAGACCCGGCTGTGGCCGAAGGGGATCGAATCGACCGATCCGTCCTCGACTTCTTCGGGCAGATTCACGGCGCATTAAAGGCTCCGATCAAGCGGGCCGAGTTCGCCCGTTCCTTCCAAAAGCGCGTTGCCTTCGCCATACGTCATGGGGTCGATGCCTCGAATCCCCTGGTTCAGACCCGGATCGCTGTCGAAGCCTATAAGGATGCGAACCGGGCGATCTTCCTTCAGGACAATACGATTTCGGAGTTCTTCAAAAGAGGATCTTCGGCGCTCGGTCCAACCGGCACGGCAGCGATGAAACTTCTTCTCCCCATCGTCAAAGTCCCGACGAACATCGTTGCCGAGAGTTTCGAGTACGCGACCGGACTTGGCACCGGATCATGGCGGTTGGCGAAAGCGTTGAAGGCCGGAACCGCAACCTTGGCCCCTGAGCAGGCCGATCTCATCATGCGGAATCTCCAGAAGGGATCACTCGGAGCCGCCGCTCTGCTCCTCGGCTACTTCAACGCGGACAAGGTGGGAGGGTACTACCAAGCCGGCCAGAAGCGGAAACAGGGAGACGTGGGGATCGGAAACGTCAAAGTCTTCGGCCATGAGATTCCGTCGTGGGCCATGCACATTCCTTTGATGGAAGTGGTGCAGCTCGGCGCGACCGTTCGGCGGGTGGCTGAATCCAAATTCAGGAAGAAGGACAAGGACGTTCTCGGCCTAGGGGAGGGGGTGTGGGCGGGAATCATGGGATTGGTCGATGACGTTCCCTACGTTCGGGAAGGATCCGAGGTCGGAAAGATTGCTGGAGGCGGACCCGAAGGGCGGTACGCTCGCGGTGAGTTCGCCAAGGATGTCACCGTTCCACAGATGCTTCAGTTTCTCGCAAGGCACTTCGACAAGGACAGCAAGGGAGAGACGATCAAGCGCAAGCCGGACACTACCCTTGAGCACATCGAAACCGGAATCCCTGGCCTGCGGGAAACCGTTCCCGCCAAGAAGTCCCGCAACGTGAAGTATCGTGAGCCGCAACCATGATGCCCGAGGAAATCATTGAGGAGATGGAAGGGTTTCAGGAGACCGGCAATGTCGGGTGTCTCCTCCCGAACCACGCTGACCAATGCGAAGAGTCCGAACTTCCTGAAGACGATGACTGACTTTTCAGAGGCAACCGTACTCGTTTCCTGCAATCCCTTGTTCGTCTCCTTGGCCGAACGGTTGGCCCGCGACTTCAAGAAGGTGTACCTCCGTTGCCCGAGGGGAGGGAATTTCCCTGAGCTGACAAAGGGTATGGTGGGGCAAGGCTTGGAGAACGTCGAACTCGTTTGCTCGATCCCCGGCCCTCACTTCGAAGAAATTGACTTGTTTGTCTTCCCGGACTTGGGACAAGCCTGCGAACAGATCGACTTAGAGGAAAGGGGGAAACGAGTCTGGGGGGCGCGTCATGGCGAGGATTTGGAGAACTACCGGGAACTGTGCAAAAATGAGATGGAGAAGCGCGGCCTCCCGGTCCAACCCTGGCGGAAGATCAAGGGCATTACAGCCCTCCGGTCCTGGCTCAAAGCCCACAAGGACCAGCATGTCAAAATCAACAAGTGGCGCGGCCTGACCGAATCGTTTTTCTCCCCACGATTCGAGGTGGTTGAAACGAAGTTGGACGACATCGAAAAGAAGCTCGGGGCTTTCAAGGAAACCCTGGATTTCATCGTCGAGGACGATTTGCCCGACCGCATCGAAGTCGGCATCGACTCGTTCACGATAGACGGGGAATGGCCGAATAACACGTTGGTCGGAATCGAGGCGAAGGACATCGGATACGTCGGCCAGGTCAGGCCGTGCGACAAAATTCCCGAACCGATCTGCCGTTGGAATCAGAAGATGTCCGACTTCTTCGAGCGGCAGGGGTCGCGCTGCAACGTCTCCAACGAAATCCGAATCGGAGAAGACCAGGAACCTTACATGATCGACGCCACGATCCGGATGCCATCCCCCCCCGGAGAACTCTGGCAGGAGATGTGTTCCAACCTCTGCGAAATCTATTGGGAAGGAGCAAACGGCACTTTGGTCGAACCGAAGTTCCGGGGTAAATGGGGGGTGGAAGTCATCCTCAAATCCCCCTTCGCCCGCGAGAATCACTTGCCCGTCTTCGTCCCTGAGCAGTTCGACCCCTTCGTCAAGCTCTACAACTCGGTCACAATCGACGGTTGCCGGTATGTCCTTTCCCAAGGGGAGGACATGGAGGAAATAGGCTCGGTCATCGGTTGGGGGGGGTCCTTGGACGAAGCTGTTGCCCGAGTTCAGAAGGTCGGTGAGTCGGTTGAGGCTTACGGGGTGAAGTTCTCATTGGGATCGGTCGATCAGGTCAGGGCGCAGATCGAGGAAATGGATGACATAGGGCTCTCTGTTTTCGATATGGACAAGGAGAAGGAACCCGCCTAGACCCAACCCTATCAGGCGTCGCCGCCACCGACGCCGCCTGAAATGATTACCAGCCAATCAGCCCGCACCGGCCCCTTCACTGTGACGGGGTTGCCGATTGTGATTCCGGTGTCTTTCCCTTTCCAGTTGGCGACTGATTTGCTCGTATTGGATATTGGGCCGTCCGGTTCGTTGTACGATCCCTACGTCACCCTTACGCTCAATTCGGACTACGTTGTGGCTGGAGGCGGGTACGACTCACAAAACAACATGGTCAACGGTTCGATCACGGTTCAGTCAGGCGGGTCGGGAAATGTCCAGTTGAACGATCAGATCGTCATCATTCGTAACGCACCGATCAACCAACTGACGAGCCTTTTGGCGACGGGACCGCTTACCCCGATGCTGATTGAGCAAGCCATCGACAAGCAGGCCACTCTTTCCCAGGACCTCAACATTGCAATCGGTCGTTCTATCCAGATCCCGGCGTCCGAGAATCTGTCGATGCTTCTACCGCAAGCAAATGATCGGTCCTCGAAGTTGGTCGGGTTCGACTCGTCGGGGAATCTCCTTCTCTATTCGGCCAATTCCCTCGGTGGCAATGCGGTGGGGGTGACGAGCGTTGCCCTGAACGCGCCGGCCGCTTTCACAGTCACAGGAAGCCCGATCACGACAGCAGGGACGTTGACCTTGTCGTATTCGGGGACGGCAATCCCGGTTACTGCGGGTGGAACAGGACGGACCTCTTGGGCGGTCAACGACATCCCCTACGCGAACACGACTACCACTTGGTCGAATATAGGCTATGGGACGAACTCGGTTCTCATGTCGGGAGTTGGTTCTCCGTTCTGGGGGCAGACATTGCCGGGTGCGGTTCAGCAGAACATCACAGCCCTAAGCACCTCGGGAAACTTTCAGGTCCGTTCGCTCGGGGTCGGCGCAGCGCCCCCGAACACGAACGTCGGGACACTTTCATCCCAAGTCATCCTCCCCTACAACGACAACACGGTCGGGTACATCTGCGGAGCCCCGACCTACCGTTGGAGCAAGATGTACGTGGGTTCAGGCGGAATCTTCATCGGTGGGGACGGGACGAATCCTGACGGGGCGGTCATGTACACGACAGGGACGGCCCCCAACGAAGTCCTTCATCTCGGGCCGAACGCGAGCGGATCAGGTACGGTCTCCATCGAGGCGGCGACTACCGTCAATGGTCTTCTCGCTGCGACGGGGGGCATCCGAGCGATGGCGAACACGACGCCTGCGGCGGTCGGAAATATCGGGCAGTACCTTTCAAACGAAGCCCCTGCTTCAGCCACAGCCCTCAGCAATAACACCTTCGTCAACGTCTTTGGAAATGCGGTCTCGGCAATCACGTTGAGCCCTGGGGATTGGGATGTCGGCGGCACGGCCTACATCCTCCCGAACGCGGCCACGTACACGAATGTAGCGGCCTGCCTTGTTCAGACGAACGGGGGATCGCTGCCGAACTACGCCGTGACCGGATTGACCTTGGCTGCAACGACAAGTAACCAGCAAATTGCCATGCCTCTGCCCGTATATCGGGTTTCGGTCAACGCGAACACCGCCCTTTACTTCAACATCTCCTTCCGCTTCAGCGCGGGCACAGCAACCGGGGGCGGTTACGCCTGGGCTCGCCGCAGCGCAAACGCAGGATAACAACTATGGCAATCGGACAAACCACAGGCTTGAGCAACTCAGCCAAAACTCTCGTCATCCCCGGTCCGAACATGAGGCTCCTCTGCATCCAGAACAACGGGTCGGGATCGGTGCGCCTCAGTTTCGATGGAGGGACAGGATACACTCCTACGTCTCCGGGTGGAGGACCTCCTGGCGCAGGTACAAAAGGGACGAACCCAACGGCAACCACGGGCTACCTCTTGGCTGGAAGCACGGAAGTCAACCTGACCTCTATGCCGCAGAACGCGGGTCTTCGCGCCCCTATCATCGGAATCCTGGCGAACGCCAACGCCTCGACCACGCTCGACTTCGTTTCCGACGATGTTGAGACAACTTTCCCCACTTCGTGAACTCCGCTCAGGGAGGCAACATCTTCTTCAAACCCGGTGGTTCTGGCGCTGCGGCAGGCACGGTCACAGGAACAGGGGTGGCGGCTCAGGTTGCTGTGTTCACGGCTGCGAACACAATCGCTGGGTACACGAATTTCACTTCCGATTCGTCGGCCAATGTCAAAGTCAACAGTCTTGGGGTTGGGACGGCGGCAAGCGGAACGGCTGGACGAGCGGACTTTGGAACAACTTTTATCCTAACTAACGGGGTGTTTGGGGCCGGAGGCTCACAAGCTTTCGATTTCGGTGGAGGCACGACGAACTTTCACACCTCGATCAATCCGAGTGGCAACAATTCATCCGATTGCGGCATCAACGGTTTCGCATGGCGTGATGGATACTTTGCCCGATCCATCGGCGTTGGGGTGGCGGCACCGGGAGTAACGGGTCAAATCAGCGCCGATTTCTACGCGGTTAAATCGGGTGCCAACCTGCTGGCCGGAACCGTGACCCTCGCAAATGGAGCGGCCACAATCACGAGCAATGCCATCACCGCCAACACCGTGATCGCCTTCTCACTCAAGTCCTCTTCCGGGACGCCGAGCACCTATCAGCCCTTGGCGACAGTCTCAGCCAACAGCGCAGCCGTGACCGGAGCCGCCACCGACAACTCGACGTACAATTGGGTCGGGTTTATCGTCAGCTAAGACGATTTCTTATGAACACCGCATTGAATCCCAAGTTGGTCCACTTCGCCTCCGACGCCGTCCAGATCCTAGGCATCCTCGGAACGGTCCTGTCCTTCCCCGGTATCTCGATCTTCGCCCCTTGGGCTGGGATCGCGGCCGGGGTCGCTACCGGAGTCGCCACCGTCATCAAGTCCCAGGTCGTCGGGAACGTCCCCGCCAAAACGCCATGAACAATCGAAATGTTTTTTCCGTCGTCGGCTGCCTTCTCGCTCTCTGCATCGGCTTCGGCGGGTGCGCCGGAATCACGATCAGCACGAATGACGGCATCGCCATCGCACAGCCTTTGGTGTCCGGGGGTCTGGCCCTGATTCTCCGCAACAACCCTTCGTACATCCCGATCGCCTCGAAGGTCGGGGCTGACTTGGCGGCCCTCAATTATTCAGACCTCACGCTTACCGGACTCAACGCCGCCGTGAATGCCGCCGTGACGAAAGAGGGGGGAGACGCCGCCTTGGGTGCCATCCTCGCTTCCTCGTTCGATGCGGGCCTCGCCGGCTACTTGGCCGCTGTGGCTGAATCGTCCCTTTCTAAAGATCCGAACGCCCAGGCCGTTCTACAGGCACTCGGCACCGCGATCACGAACGGGGCCTCAATCGCCCAGGCGAATCCAAAATGAACTACCTGATTGACGCACTCGCCACAATCGGAGCCCTTTCGCTGCTTGGCTGCCTCTTCCTGATCTACGTGATGATCCGGTTCGGGAGGGAGGATTAACGGTCTAAGGGGGGATGATCCCGCTCAACCGCCTCTTTCGTGAACTCGACCGCAACCTAAATCTAGGTCCTTATGCCTATTGTCCGAAGGTGAGCACCCTATCTAAAACCATGAGCGAACAATCCGCCCAAGACGCCGTGGACAACGCCCGCCTAGAGCAATTGATTCGGGAGAACACGGAACTCACCAAATCCATGCACCGAGTGCTCATGGGGGAGCCCGAGTACAAAAGGCCCGGTATCGTCGAAATCGTTGACCGCCACGACAAACTTTTGACGAAAGGCGGGGGGGCCTTCTTCGCCTTTTACACCTTGTGGGAGATCATCAAGTACTTCCACCCCCGCTTCATGCCCTGAAATGACGAAGGCCGGGAGCGGACAAGGCTCGCCGGCCCTCTCAGGAAGAAGATTTATCACCGATACGCGGACGCCTCCGCTTCCCTGCGGCTGACCCTACTGGTTGGGTAGGAATTGGTCAAGTAGGGATTAACCCTATGCCAGGACCCGCGTTTCTCGCCACCCGCCAAGCCCGTCCCTAGAGGCCAAGTAGAACTTGATCCAGGGGTACATGCGAGCAGCCACTTTGAGTTTCACTTTCGCATCATCCCACACATAAGGGCCTTTCACCTCAAACGCCATCATCGACCACAGATCCGACCCATCCATTCCCTGAACCACGATGAAGTCAGGGCGGAAGGTGCAGCCGTTGGCGATTTGGAGGGTGATGGATTGGGAGAGGACGCGCTCGGGGCCGTAAACCGCGTTTAAACGCACCAGGAACGATTTCTCGGTCTTGTTGAGGCTAGGCCCTGTTTTCTGCCGGATAATCGACGGGAGGGCCTTTGCAGGCTCAGGAATGGGCAGTCCTGAGATTCCTGGGATCGGCTTGCCGTCGTTGGCCCGGATGCGGTGCCGAACAGCCGGCGAGATGTCCTCAAGTTTCCAGGCCATCAGGAGTCCTTGAGCCGAAGCATGAACACCACCCGACCGTTCGACTCCGGCCTCTGGCTGCGCTTGTAGGCCCCGGTTCGGGCGATCTTGCCTTCCTTCAACAAGCTCCTAACTGCCGTTCCGATCACGTTGCGGCAGTTGGCCGGGATCAGGCTCAGGTCCATCTCGTCTATGTAGCAGGACCCTACTTGCTCCAAGTGGCCCAGGATCAGTTCTCTGGCTACGATGAACTCGGAAGGATGTTTGGAGCGGGCTTTGGCGGTCAAGCCGTCCAGCCTAAGATCAATTTGCTGTTCCGTGAGGGTTGTCATTTTGTAATTCTAATTTCCTTCGGATTTCCTCGCACTCGGCGTTGCAGGTGGAGAGTTCGAGGCGGACGGCCCGCAGTTCTCGCTCCCGCTTTTCCGCCGCCTTGGTGAGTTTCGTAACCTCCTCGTTCAACCGCTTGAACTCCTCGTTTACGATCCGGACGCAGTTGACCGGCTTTCCGGAGTCCTTGTCGTCCACGGCGACGTAGCCTCGGGACAGCCAGGAGAGGGCTTGGGATGGGGTCATTTCCTCGCCTCGTCCCCCTGCTTGGTCAGGTCGGCCACCTTTCGAGCCGCAACATTGTCCATGGCAAACAGTCGGCGTCGGAGACCTGTGATTTGCGCTCCCGTGCTGGGCGCGAATTTGTCGCCCCATGCCAAATTCAGGGCCTCCAACAGTATCATAGCTTCAACAGCAATGGTAACAGCAATGGTCCGAGCCTCCCCCAGCCGATCCCGTTCCTCGCGGGCCTCGTCGCGTTCCTGCTCCGCTGTCCCCGTCCTTGACTGCCAGTAGCTCACGCTCGCGAGGGCCTCCTTGCGTCCTTCTTGGACGCGCCGAACAAGGTCATGGATGCCGCAGGGTTCGCCAGAGGCCAGGGGGTAGATTTCGGAGATTTTGGAGAGGGTCTGCTGGATGGATTCGAGGTCGGCCACCTGGGGGCGCAGCGAGGCGAGTTCGATATGGGCGAGACGAGCATCCTCCCTTGTTCTCGATAATTCGCTGATGGCTTTATCGTGGGCGTCGACCCAGCCTTTTCGGTTTGCCGTCAAATGCGCCACCTCCTCCCGCAACCGGATGTGCTCTTCCGTCATCGCCGTCGCCTGCTCTGCCATCTTGGCGAGGTCGGAGCGGACCTGGGAGAGTTGGGGTTGGTGTGCCTTATCGCGGGGGGCGAGAGCTGAGTAGATGGCGCGTTGAAAATGCTCGGCAGTAAAGGCGAGAAGTGTGCCATCAAACTCATCGTTTTGCTGTTCGATTAGAAAACGGTGAGCCGCGTCCTTCGCCTCCTGCGACACCCCGGAGGTAGCCGGGGCGGAGGGGTGGGCGCGTTCGTGTTCTTCTCGGGTCTCGGCGTAGTTAGCCAGGACGATCTTCGGCTTGTCGGTCGGTTCGCTCATATTTCCTTTCTCAATTCGGGAGTGTGGCGGGTCAGTCGGGCTTCGGCGCGTTGCAGCGATGCGGCCCACAGTCCGCGTTTGAAATCCTTGAAGTCTTCCGGGAAGTTGTTTGGCTGCCTGATGCGGTTCCACTCGGCGGAAATCAGGTCGAGCACATCAATGCCAGGGTTGGAAAGGGCGGTGCGGTAGCCACGCTGGAACCCATCGCTCCGATTCTCCGCTGCGTTTACCTTGTCGCTCTTCCCGTAGGACCATTTTGCGAGTTTTTCCGAAATGCTCACGTCTTTGTCTCCTCCTTCGGAAGCAGGGCGAGGGCGGCGCGGGCTACTTCGTGGGCCGACTTATAGGCATGGTCTTTAAGCAATTCGTCGATCAGTTTCAGCGCCTCCATGATCTTCGCCACGTCGGAGGCTTGGAGGGTGATGGTGGAAGAAGAGGCAGCGCCGGACCCTCCTAAGTTACCTTTCGGAGAAGCCCCCGTTGCCGTTTCCGGTGGGGATGCCTTTGTACTCTCCGGCGCTGCCAAGTCGGGCGAGGGGAGCGGTTGCCAGTGGGAAGCATCGACGGCGTTTCCATCCCACCATTTTACCCCATTCCAATAGCCGACTACCGGAGTCCAAAACTGCGTACCGTCTCGATGCATCCCTTCGCGGGAACGAAGGATGATTTTCTCTCCGTCCTTCGGAGCCGTCTCAATCGGCCTCCACCTGGCGCGTGATGATTCGGATGGGGTCATGGCGACTTCGGAGCGCAGCCTTCCGGCAGCATCGTTTCGTTCGGCACGTTCACCGATCCGTAAGAGGCGTCGCGGCAAATGTCGGTTGCTTCGGCCAGCGTGTAGCGTCCGGCCTTCCGGTGATCGTTCACGTAACCGCTTCGGTCTTCGCCCCAAAAGGCGCGATGTTCGTTGCTCCAGACTAGGTACATTTCTTCCATAAATTATCCCCGCTCCCTATCGGTTGGGCGCACCCATGGCGGCGTCGATGCCATCTCGAATGTTCGCTTCGTCGTGGCCGAAGTTAACGGTCCACTTCTTCTCTCCACGGTCAATAATGCCGCTAACGCTTTCGCCATCCAGCCAGTCGAGCCGTTTCTTGTCGGCCTCCAACCCGGAGATGTAGGCGAGGAGGTCACGGACCATCCCCGGCGTTTTGTGGGTCAGCGTACCCTCCTGCTGAAAATGCCTACGGATCTCCGCCATCCTCTCCGGCGTAACCTTGGCTGCGTCTGTTTTTGGGTTCATGGGGAAGGGGGCGGGCGAGGGGTCTTGGCGACGAAAGCTATTGCGTCAGCACGAGAGAATGACGGATCGCTCATGTCCTCGTAGTCCTCCTCTGTTAGAACTTCGTCCTCGTAGGCGTGACATTCCGGGTGCATGTGCATCGTCCAAGCACCATCGTCGCACATTCCGGCCCGCTTGTCGTACTTGTCACCGGGTAGGATCGGCTCAAAACAAAATGCGCAACTGTGAGGCTTTCGGGCTACAACCCCGTCTTTGGACGACAGGCAAACGGTGCTCACGCCTTTCCCTTCCTCTCTCCCGCCGTTCGCCCCTTGGATCGGCGGCGGATGCGGCGGATGACGGCGTGATGGTGGCTCGTTACTTTGCATCGCCCGATGTCCCATTGAGCCCATACGCCAAGTCCCATCGCGTTGAAGAGATCGCCATTTCTCGCCCACTCCCCGATTCGCAATCTGCGGAATCCAGCGGGCACCTTCGCAAGCAACTCCACCATCTCCTTCTCCGCCTCTTGGGTGAGCGGCAAGACGAGGACGGGGATGGCGTTCCAATGGCCGTTTGATAGATTGGCTCTGCGTTTAGTTTTCATAAACACCCCGGCTTACTCGCCGGATTCGGCTTTGTTTTGCCCAGTGGGACAGCTTCAGTCCCAACCAATCACGCTGAAGAAAACTGTCATTAGCCTCGTCGAACCGTTGAGATAGTTGCCTGATCGAAAATGGCGCGGTTTGCGCCGCGACCAATGCCCAAAGTCGATCTTGGTCGGCCTGAGTACGTCCGTAACCGTCGGGGGCTTTCATAGGTCCATCACCTTCCGCTGCCTCTGAGGGTTGTAGTGGGTCTGAGGGGGCATCAGGCGGTGAAGGCCACGTCCTTGCTGAGAACCTCAATGTCGTTGGTGTCGGCCAACGCTTCCATCGCGGCTTTGGCTTCGGAGAGTGCCTTGGCGATAGCCGCTTGGCGCTTCGTCTTGAGCATCTTCACGGCCATCGCTTCCAGTTGCTCGAAGGGCATCAGTGTGCGCCCCCAACGAGCCAGGATATAGAACGTCTCGCGGGTCAGGGCTCGGTAATTCTCGTTCGTATCGTTGGCCCAAGGATGGACGATCCGAACACCGATCAGGACGGGATCGTCGATTTTCGCTTCCGCCGGATACCAAACCTCCAACCGTCCGAACATTCCAGTTTCTCTGGCGTGGGCCGCCACCTGGAGGACTCGGACCGGAATCGGGTCCACCGAATAGTCCTCCAACTTGCAGGATCTGTTGCAAAGCGCCTTGTAGACGAGGTTCTCGGTCGCCTCCAAAGCCCGATAGGGAACGCGGGTAACGGTATCCTTGTTCAGCAAGGTCTTTTGACCAGCGAGGCCGAGCGACTCGATCAGTTCGATAGCGACGGCATCATTCGCCATCGCGGAAGCCTCGGAGGAGGCGTCTTCAATTTCGTAGGTTTCGATTTCCATAATTTGAAAGTGGTTACACGTCGGTCATTTCAGCATCTCCTGCCTGATGCTCAGGGGGACTTGCAGCCAAGTGTCGGCCTCTTCCCAGGCTTCTCGGTCGGGGTAGGTCTCCCTTGGGTATTTCGTCGCTATGGCCCTTCTCCAGTCAAAAGAGGGCTCGGTGTAGGGGTCTGCGCCGTTTCGCCTTAAAAAGCCATTTCCGCTCGATTGTGGGACCATAGGACGTTCGGCCTTGTTCAGCCAGTTCAGGAAGCGACGTTTTGTGGGCATCTGGCGCTTGTTTGTCTGCGTCCAGACCCGGCACTTCTCGTACTCGCGCCGAACGTCGAGGCCCTGATAGGCCGGATTTGCCTCCAGGCTCGCCAGCCACTCCTCATCCGAGCAGTCCTTCGCCGGGTGCAACTTCGCGTACTCCCGGTCAATGATGTCCTTGACCATGGGGCCGTCATGCCGCGCCCAAGGCAACCCCGTCTTATGAATGTTCTCCCGTATGGCGTCCACGCACTTGTCTCCGAAGGTCTTGGGGGCTCGGGGCATGAAAGCGAAGGCGATCACGCGGCAGCAGCTCGCGCAGGCTTTTCGTCCTGCAACCGCTTGATCTTGTCCAAGGCGATTTTGAAGTCCTCCAAGAAGTAGTCCAGCGCTTCCTTGATCGCGGCCTGGATCTTGTCGTCGCGGAGCACGGTGACGATGTGCGGCGGGAACCCTCGGCAGTAGGATAAGAACACCCAGGATGGCCGCTCGGTGACGTACATGCTGCCGTGGACCTGGCAAGCGTATTCCTTTGGGAGGCCGCCGTCCAAGAGGTATTTTACGTGGGTATGTGGCCTCGGGCATTTCACCTCGATTCCGCAGTCCTCACCGATCAGGCCGTCCGGCGAGCAGCCATATTGCATGTGGTCGTCGGTGACAAACCCCATGCGCTGAACTTTGGTGTCCGTCAGGAACTCGTAGAACGGGATCGCCTCGCTTTCGAGCAGGGTGCCCTGCTCCATCGCCCAGGAACCGGCATCCTCGTCTTCGCTCTTGCCGGTGATGACTTCGGCGATCTTGGAAAACAGGTAGGTGCGCGGCATCTCGCCGGTCCTCCGTTTCCATTCCGGCGTGAGGAGGTTCGACAGACCGCTTGCGGTCGGGCGCCCCAGACGCAGCTTGTGCCAGGCTTCGCTGCCTTGGGTGACGGGATGCAACATGCTCATCGCCGTGCCCTCTTCATCGTGATCGCGTTGAGGAGAACCTGATACTTTCCCTGTGTGATCTGCTCCATCGTGGCGACTCCGGCCAAGGTGAGCAGCGTTTCCTCTTTGAAATTCGCCTCGTTCATCTGCTCTCGGATGTATTGGAGTTGGTCCGATGAAATCACGGTCCCCTCTTCCTTTGCGTCCTCGGGGCGGTTTCCGTCCGTGTCGCGCTCAACCACGATGTTGAGGCAGTTGCAGAGGGCGTAACGCTTGGCGTAGGTCATCGCGGCCCCGTCCGCCTGGGTCTCGGTGGCGCCGTAGGGTCCAGCGCCGGCCCGGACGAAAGCCTTGTAATCCCGGTGATGCCCAGCGATGTGCTGCAAGGTGCAGGTCTGGACGATCCGCGAGTCCTGAAAGTCGGTTGAGAACGAAAGGGAGAATCCGTGCCGCTCTAGGAGCGGTTGGACCTCGCGCATGATCGCCTCGTAGGGGAGGTAGGTGTAGCGCGGGTTTCCGTGCTTGTCTGGCACTACCTTCGTTGCTTGGAAGGTCTTTAGCTCGGTCTGCAACCCCGCGAAGGCTTGGGCGAAATCCCGTTCGGCCCTCCGGTCCTCCATGTGCTCGATAAGGTGAACCAGCTCCTTCGCCACGCTCACGCTCTCGGTCGTTAGGTTGCCTTGCTGCACCAAGCGGGACAGCAATTCAACCGGCGTCGTCTCCGCCGTCATCCGGGTCGCGAGCCGGGTTTCCTCCGGCGTTCTTTCTATTAATTCACTCTGAATCTCGGTCGTCATCTTCTTCCTTTTGTTGAACTTTCCCCGACCCGTCGCAATCGGTGCAAGTGTAGCGAAGCCGTCCCCCATCCACCGACATCGTTCCCGATCCTCGGCACCAGAGACAGACTGAATCATGGGAATTCCATTCGTCGTTGAATCGGTCCCGGTCCATCATGTCTGTTTCGCGGTCGGTCATGGCTACTTCAACCAGCCATTCTCCCGAGCCCACTTTGGATTATTATGGATTCGGATGTGGTTCTCGCGGCTGACCGCAACCCAAGTGCACTCGTCCAAGTATTTCTTTCCTCGGCGCTCGCGGTGGTGGACCTCGACGGACTTGGGCGCGTTGTCTAGCTCTGTCGGCGGCGTTTGGGATGATGTTGCGAATACGGTGAACCCATCTGTGCTGTTACCTTTGATCCAATTATCGCAATGTTCACCGATTAGATGTCTCCACCCGTTCTCCTTCAACCACACCTGACAGATAGGATGGGCGGCGAGGAACGCCTTGCGCCTCTCGGAGTAGATCTTCATCTCCTTCACCCTCTTCTTCGATACGCGACGGAGGGGCTTCTTGCGGGTGAGCGGCTGGTGGCGGATCATTGGTGAAGTTCCTTTTTCAGCTTCTCGATTTCGAGTCGCCGCAACTCGCACTTCTCCTCCGCGACCTTGCACAAGCAGTCGAGCCCATCGAGGATCGCCCACACGAATACGAACGTCGCCGCCCCAATCATGAGTCCAAGCGGAATCCACCAAAGGTTCACGGCAGCACCCTCACCTTCTCCACAAACAAAGCCTGCCGCTTCACCTTGGCCAGATTGGCCAGAGCGGTATCCAGCGAGGCCGTCCCGGTGGTCCCCAGCTGTCCGCACAAGTCTCCGATGATGAAGGCGTAGTCGAGTTGGGGGAATTCGACCGAGGACAAGGCCGGGTCGGCCGTGATCTTGAGGGAGCCGTGGTTCATGTCGGGTCCTTCATCGCTGCCAGTTCCTTGAACAACTCGATTGCCATCGAGCGGTATTTCAGCTTTTGGGCGTCAGCGTAAGCGGAAGCGTAAACGGAAGCGTAAGCGTAAGCGTAAGCGTAAGCGGAAGCGTCAGCGTAAACGGAAGCGGAAGTGTCAGCGGAAGCGTAAGCGGAAGCGTAAGTGTAAGCGTAAGCGTAAGCGTAAGCGTAAGCGTAAGCGTCAGCGGAAGCGTAAGCGTCAGCGTAAGCGTAAGCGGAAGCGTAAGCGGAAGCGTCAGCGTAAGCGTAAGCGTCAGCGTAAGCGTAAGATTTCAAACCCGACAAAGCTTCCCGCGCTTTCAGCGCCGTCGCTTTGTCGGTTACCTCCGCGATCTGGCCAATGACCTCGATTCCATTGCGGCACGCTTCGGCGTACACCTTGTCTTCCGTGTTCGCAGCGATCCGATCCAGCCTCGCAGGCGTGAGTTCGTGGATGACGGCGTTGGTGTACCGAGCCGCACGTTGCTTCGTGACCTCCAACGATGCGCGGCTGTCGAGAAGAAGCGGTATCAGGGGCCGAAGATGCTCGGTCCTCTCCTCATCCGACTTCCACCAATTCGCATCGTTGAGCGAGATGGCGAAGCGACGGAGAAGCGGGCAAGCGCATGCCATTTCATCGGTCGGCTTCTCCAGAGTCTCGCCACGCCTCAAAGCGTCAATCGTGGCAGCCTGAGCCATGACGCAGGCGGTTGTCTTCCCGTCTCCCACCCCTTTGCTCATGATGAGCGGGGCGATGACGGGGTAGTGGAGTTTGAAGGGTTCGTCGTTCACGCCCGTCCCTCCGCTTTGGCGATGGCGAGATTGAGGTCCGTTTCCCCATCAGAATTGCAAAGCGCGTCGGATTGGATGTTGGTCAACGCCCACTCCAGCCTGATGCGGACTCGGCTGTATTCAGCGAGGTCAGCGCAGGCCCGCGCAACCTGCCCGACCAAATAACAAAGGCGAACATCGGCAGCACTCATTGCGCCCCGCCTTTCGTGAGCCGCCGCAGCGCAGCGAAAGCCCAACGGTGATTATTCCGTTTGGTCCAGTCCCTTAAAAGGCGAATCGCCTCGGTGTGCGCCGCTTTCGCCTGCGGCTCGGCTTTGTTAATTTGTGTGTTCATCGGGATAAATTCAGCCTGTCCTTCAGGATCGAAATGAAGGCGTCCCGCAGGTGGAGGAAGCCGGCTTGTTCGGCTTCGACGATAGCGAGCATGAGGCGTAGTTCGGGGCTCATCGGGCCTCCGGGGTGTGCCAAGTCACGACGCAAATGTAGTCCTCGGGCGTCATGAGGTAAGTGTCGTTGCCTGGATTGTTGCAGCCCCGAGTGACCCACCCCTTGCCGAGAAAACCCTTGTGGACGAGGAAGTGGGCGGTGTGCTTGTGGACCGTCGAAAGCGGATCAACGCGAACCACGATCATCCCCGGCTTCAGATTCTCGTAAGCGATCCGACGCCCGCAGTAGAACTCATGGGTCGAGAACACGGGCAGCATCGAGCGCCCGGTGATGTGGCCGAAGTAGCTATGAGCCGATTCAGCGGCCTTGACCCCAGGAAGGGCGATCAGGGCTAGGAGCAGAATCGCTCGGGTTTTCGTTTCCATGCGAGTACCCTACAATAGCGAAGGGCTTCGCATCAAACTATTTCTTACGATCCAGCCGCAAAACCAAGCGCAGCAGCACGTTGACGCTTATTTCTCTTTTCAGACTCCCACCGCTTCTTTGCCAACTGCCGGAAGTGCTCGCTCTTGTCCGCAATCATGGCCATGCGCTTTTTCCCTCCAAGACTTCCTGCTTTGCGCGTATCCATGGAATCGGACTGTTCCACGTAGCAAAGCCCTTCGCAAGCAAAAAAGGGCTTGCACTCGCATCGTTCTGCTCTCAACTTGCTGCCCGCTGAATCGTGGTCAGCCGAACCAATTTAGGGCGAGAAGCCCGGCCCGGATGTGCCACGATCACACCGGGCTTCTTCTTTTACGCCGCGAATCTCGAACGAGCGCGAAGAACTAACCCGAAGTTCTTTGACGGGCGAGTTGCCAGCTTCCGGTGCAATCCCGGCCTGGCGGAATGGAGCGACGGCGATTCAACGCCGGCCGCTATCAGGCGAAACCGATAAAGACGCGTGAAACGTGGGGACCATACTCGGCGCGAGGCCAGCCTGCAAAAGCTCGGGGTCGATAGGATAGGGCAGATAAAGAAAACGACCTGGCAATTCTCCTCTAGCCTTCGGCTTGCGCCTTGGGGTTAGGGGGAATTTGCCCAGGGTACTCCAGAACAGGGCAGAGAAATAAACAAAGAATCTTAGATGGGAAGCTACGGACAGACCTTATGTCGGCAATTCTTCGAGTGTATGCTCGAAGCGAAAGCGGTTGAGGATTTTCGCCCCGAATGGTTGGACGGTCTGGAGATAGACATCGCGTTTCTAGATCTCGACATCGCCATCGAATTTCAAGGCGATCAGCATTATGTCCCCGTTTACGGATACTCCCAATTGCAATCCCAGCGCCGCAACGACGTGTTTAAAAAACGAGTGTGCGAGGATCGTGGAATCGCCTTCATCAGAATTGATGCCATTGACCTAGAATGGACACGTATTCGGCATAAGCTGAAAGCCGCTGCCAAAAGAGCGCGAAGACGCTGGTTTATGTCATCGCGTGACCGCGCCACCCTCCGACGATTGAACGCAGAAGCGACCCGCTATCGAGCCACACTGAGGGACACTTACCAATCCCCGACCGCCAGACGCCGTGGGAAGACGAGAAAACAACAGAAGCGGGAATGGCGAATGTCTAACGGCTGTGCCTGATGGGCCGACTTGCACCCTGAAAAGATGAAGCGCATCAACTTGGGTCAGCGAACAATCCCTAATACCCCATGATTACCCTACTCTTCCTCCTATCGGTCATATTCTGCGTTCGGTCAGATCCGTTCTTCTCAACGGCTACCTGGTCCCACTTGGTCCTTTGGCCTTGACGGGAGAACCGGAATTTGGTGAGTTGGCCGAAATGATGACGAGGTTGTCGCCCGAAGCGCTTCGTCGATACCAAAGTGAAATTGAAAAAGCATTTGGCGCCAACACCGATTACCGAGGTATCGTGAAGACTTTCAGCGAAACCGACTTGAACAACCTCAAAGCTCAGAACACAAATCCCATGCCCGACACCGGAGATTCCATCCTGAACCCCATCGTCAACCCGGTTAAGCGGTGAGGTTTTGGTAACAAAGCCTGAGCAATGCCGTTCAAGCCTGGAGTCTCAGGCAACCCAAGGGGTCGGCCAAAGTCGGATTTCGAGATACGCGACCTTTGCAAAAAGCACGGAAAGGACGCAGTTGAGCTATGGGTCAAATTCCTCGATCACAAAAACCCATTCGTCGCCCTTCGCGCCTCCGAACTCCTGGCCGAACGGGGATACGGCAAGGCAGCGCAAGAATCGCTTTTAACGGTCACGCATGAGGCAGGGGATACCCTGACAGCCCTCATTGACAAAATTCGTGCCAGAAGCAGCCCAGAACCCCTTGGAAGACCCATTGTGGAGGCTGTCGAACCTCTACAGTTGCCGGTTGGAGGGGGTGGGGACGGCGATACCCTTCAAGCCGAGGCCGGAGCAGACGGTCCTCTTGACTCACCTGATCTCGAAGCCACACGTACCCGTTTACGTGATAAAGTCTCGGCGGCTGGGGGTTAGCACGGCGATTGACACGTTTCAGGCCGATCAGGCGGTTTTCAGGGAGGGATGGCGCGGTTTCATCATCGACCAGACCCAGGACGATGCGACGAAGAAGATGGTCGAGATTGTTCGCTTCGCTGTCGATAGCCTGCCATCCGAAATCCTCTCCCGCTTCACCTTCGACAAGCGGAACGATTCAGAGCTGAGGCTAAGGCGGACGGGCCGGGAGGAATCTAAAGATTCGGTCATCTTCGCAACAGTTGGGGGCCGCGGTGGAGATTGCTCGATGCTCCATGTCTCGGAGTGGGGGCCGATCAGCGCCACCGATCCCGTAAGGTCGAACGAAATTAGGACCGGAGCTTTCCCGGCAGCCAGGCGTGGACGGCGCGTCGTCGAAACCACTTGGTACGGTGGCAAATCGGGCGATCTATGGGAGTTGGTCAAACCGATCATGGACCAAGATCCGAACGCCGAAGGGATCATCTACTTCTTCCCCTGGCACAGCGATCCCCAGGCCATACGCTTCGAAGGGCAGATCGGCCCGGAGCTGGAGGACTACTTCAAGACCTTGGCTGGGCGAGTCGGTAAGACCTTCAGCCGCGAGCAAAAGCTCTGGTACGCCTCAAAGCGGTTGGAGCAGGGTATGTTCGTCAAACGCGAGTACCCGAGCACGTTGGATGAAGCCTTGTCTGTCCCGATGGCCGGCACGATCTACGGAGACCTCATCGACCAGTTGAGGGAGAAGCGCCACATCAGCGATTTCCCAGCCGAGCCCGACTTCCCAGCCTTCACATTTTGGGATATTGGCATGAGCGATTGCGGTTGCGTGTGGCTCGTTCAGTTCGTGGGCCGGGACATCCTGCTTTTGGATTACGTCAGCCGAACAGGAAAGAACGTCGCCTTTTATGTGGGGTGGATCAGGGCCAAGGAGCGGGAGCACAAGATCAGCGTGCAGCAAAACTTCATGCCCCACGACGCCGACCATCGGAGCAAGGGAACAGGGCGTACCTACGTTCAGGATGCGACGGACGCCGGCCTTACCCATATTCGGGTTGTCCACGTCACCCCCGACATTTGGCTTGGGATCAACGAGCTTCGAGGGCTATTGCCGCGATGCTTCATCCACTCGATCAACTGCACCCAGGTCCACAGCGACCACGATGATACGATTCCAAGCGGGCTCGATTGCCTGGAGAACTACCACAAGAAGGAGGAGACAAGTGGAGGCATCATCCGAGAGGAGCCGGTCCATGATATGTATTGCCACGGTGCCGACGCTCTGAGAACGATGTCGGAGGCCCACCGACTCGGTATGATCCCAGGGACCAGCCTAACAGCGAAGGAGAACCGCAGTATCCCGAACAAGGTGCTTCGCGGCCCCGGTCCTCAGTCCTACTCGATCAAACAGGGAAAGCCTTTTAAGGCCAATGTGCTGAGGTAGGCCATGGCGACCCTCCCCATCAGCAACACGGACAAGATCAAGTCGCAGGACCGCCAGGCCCCGACTGGACCCCAGCCGGATAACACCCCGGTTGGGCCCCAGGGGAATACGGCGAATACGGGGACTGTTACTTCGGTTTCGCTCACGATGCCGACCGAGTTCTCGGTTGCGGGCAGTCCGGTGACGACGGCCGGTGGGTTCACAGTCACAAAGGCGAATGAGTCGGCAAACAAGGTCTGGGCAGGGCCGACATCTGGAGGGGTGTCGGTTCCGTCATTCCGATCCTTGGTTACAGCCGACCTGCCGAACACAGTTGGGACTGTGACCAACGTGACGGCGGGAAACTTGGCCCCGATCTACACGACGACGGTTGCCAATTCGAGCACAGCGCCAGCCATCACCTTTGCGGCGAACACCCAAAGCGCCAATCTCGTCTTTGCTGGACCTACGACCGGAGCAGCGGCAGCCCCGACTTTCAGAGCCTTGGTGACGGCGGACCTTCCCAATTCAGTAGGTACGGGGACCGTGACGAGCGTGGGCATCAGCGGCCCGTCAGGCGTGACGTGGGCCAACTCTCCAGTTACGACGGCGGGGACGTTCACAGGGACGTGGGCGAACGAGGCAGCCAATACGCTCCTATCGAACCCAACGGCAGGAAACGCCGCTCCCTCGTTCAACACCGTCACAACGGTCCTCGACTCAGCCATCGGAAACACGCTTGGGGATATGGCCGTTCGGGGGTCTTCGGTGTGGGCTCGGCTGGCCGGGCAAACGGCAGCACACAGGCAACGACTCATGCAGACAGGTACAGGTGCGGTCTCTGCCCTGCCAGTCTGGACCGATTCAAACGAGGTGTACGTTTCTGATTGGGCATCGTTCTCTGCAGCCGCCACCCAAGCCAACAGCCTCGGGGCTCGGCTCGTCCTCGATACCTCGGTCACGATTGCAGCCAATACGACAGTGGCGGCCTGCATCCGGGTTGCTGCCGGGTCATTCACGATCAACACCGGAATCACCCTTACGTTGAATGGAGGTATTGAAGCGCCGTTGTCTCAGATTTTCAGTGGCGCAGGAGTCGTGGTTCTAAACGCCGCAACGAAGACCGCATGGCCGGAATGGTGGGGGGCGTTGGGTGGAACGAGTTCCAATGACGATGGGGCCGGGATCAACCTTGCCCTGACGGCGTGCGGTACGACGACGACGCTCTCATTCGCCAACAAAACGTATTACCTCAAGAACACGATCACGATCAACCAAGCGACTCCCATAATCGCCATGCCTGGGAGCCAGATCGAACCAGCGTCATCCGGTGCTGCGACAAACGGGATCACGGTCGGCACATTCAACTACGGAGGGGAAATCTGGCTGCCCAACCTGATCTTCTTCACCGGCTACGCGATCAGGCTCCAAGGGACGAACCTCGCCACGATCAATATCCCTTCGATTGTGGGAGGAGGCACGATCACGAGCAATAACCTCTCAGGATCGGCAGTCGGATTGGAGTGCTACTTCACCTCTGGAAACCCGGTCCTCGACAACAACATCTTCATTTGGAACTCGATCAATCTCTGTGGCTCGGCGGCGATCAAGATGAACATCGCCGGGGATTTGGGGCTGTGCCAGGGGAACTATATCTACTGCAATTTCCTCGACTCGAATAACAACGGGATTCTGTTCTCGGGCTCAGGACTGACGGGCAACAATTGCACATCGAATACGTTTGTCATCGCCGGAGGGCTGGAGTCGGGAGGACTCAACAGTTGCACCGGGATAAACAACCAGAGCGGGACCGAGATCCAACTGAACAAGTTTTACATGATGGGGTTCTTTGGTAATGGGGCTGGGGGGAGTCCAACCGGCACCGCAGCGATTACCGGGAATGTAGCGAGCAACCGGAACTTTGACGGCTGCGATTTCCATAGCGAGGGGAGCTGGTCGCTCAATGGCACGTATTCGGACATCGTTATCTCCGAACAGGGAACCACATTTGGGAATCGGTTTTATAGCACTTACTCGGTAAAGGCCCCGAACATCGGTGGACAAGGAATCACCTGCCCGACCTCGCCCAATAGCCGATCCTCTTTCTTCGCTCCCAACGTATCAGCCTGGGTTACTCTCACCTCGTATTCAGCCGGACAGACCGTGCAGGACTCTGGGATTGGCTACACCTGCATCCTTTCAGTGAGCGGCAGTTCGACGCATCCGGCAAGCGACCCGACCCATTGGACACCGGGGATTGCCTACTTCTGGAGCCGATTGCCTTTGTCTATGACGATCCCGGTTGGTGGTCTCGGCCCTGGAGCGTTTCAGGCGTTCTACGGTTACTCGCCTTATGTCTTGGGAAATGCTCGGCTTTCGATCATGGGATACGGAGGAATTTCCCAAGGGGGATTTCTCATCGAGGATAGCGGGGGCAATGTAGCGTTGCCCACCCAACTCTTCGACCACACCGGCTCAAACCCTAACGAGTTCAAAATCGGGTTACGAAACATTTCCTCATCGACGATAGCAGCAAACACGATCTTCAACCTGACGATCACAGTCGGGATATGACACCTTACGACCAGATCAAAGCGAAGTACGACCAGAACCCACAGGATCAGTTCTTCGAGTACTACCTTACCTGGCACCATAGGAACGGCTTTGTATTCTCGACTCCTGATTTCTTTATCATGGGACGAGCGGTGGACAAAAACTCATTCGACCCGACCGTCTTGGCGTCAGCCGACCGCGAGAACCAAAACGCTTGGTACATTCACGCCATGGCTGGCAACATGGCACGCGCCTGGGACATTTTACCTTATCCCTTGGGCTACGTCGGGTGGGAGCGCATCCAAGGAGGAAAACGGGACTTGCGTTGGTATCGAACGGAGGACATACGAAGGCTTTCAAGAAATGAGCCCCTGGCAACTCACGCGGAACTGGCCGAGCTGTGCGTTTAGGGAGCTTGGCGGGGGTTCGGCCCCGGCGCAGCAGATCGAATCCGCTCCCGTCCCCACCCCGGCCCCTCCTGTCACTCCGGACAGTCAAGCGGTCGTTGCGGCGGAACTTCAGGCGCAGCAGGCAAACGCCATGAAGAAGTCGGTTCAGAAGACGATTCTGGCGGGGGATTCGGGGATGTATTCCCAAAAAGGGATGAACATGGCCGGCCAGCCGTCTCAGCCCACCTCGTTCAAAACGAAGCTCGGATGACCGATGGCCGATAACGACAAGTTGGCCACAGAGCTTTTGAGAAAGTACGGCTCCTTGGAGGCGTGGAGGAAGGCGTACCGGGACGATGACTGGCAATACCTCGCCCAGTACATGCTTCCCCAGGACAGCAATATCACGACGAAGAAGACGGAGGGAGTTTCGGGGTGGACTGACCGCATCTTCGATACGACGGTGATCCACGCGGCGGAAGTCTTGGCAGCTGGCCTTTTCAATTGGTGGACCCCGCAGAACCAGGCGTGGGCAGAGTACGATGTACCGGACGAACTTTCTACCCAGGGATCGGAGAATGACGATGCGATCCAATGGCTAGGGGAGGCGGCGGACAAGGCGATGGCTGAACTCGCTCGTTCCAACTTCTACCCAGTCAAAGCGACGGGGGACTTGGGTCTGTCGGTCTTCGCGACCGACTGCATCATCGTCGATGAGTCTGACACCGGGAACGAGCTATTCAACTTCATCCACTGCAAGATCGGCACCTACGTCATCGAGGAAAACTACAAGGGCTACGTCGATGTCCTGATGCGGGAGATCGAGATGACCTACCGACAGGTCTGCCAGAAGTTCAGCAAGCCCGATGACAAGATACCCGAGAAGATGGAGGGTCAGACGAAGGGGGCGGCGGGGAAGTCGAAACGCTTCAAGATCCTCCATTGCATCTTCCCGCGTGAGGACTCGGACAGGCTGCCCAAGCGGAAGGATGGGGCGAACAAACCCTTTGCTTCGGTCTTCGTCTCGGTCGATTTCAAATCGGTCATTCGGGTCTCGGGGTACGATGAAAACCCGATCCTATGCCGAAGGTTTAAGAAGTGGGATACGCAGTACGGATACGGGCCGGGGTATCTTTCGTTACCCGATGCGAGACAGGTCAACTACGTGCAGCAGTACATGGACTCGTTGGCCGAGTTGCACGCCTACCCGCGTGTCCTGATCCCTGACAATTTGGAGGGAGATGTTGATTTACGGGCCGGAGGATCGACGACCTACGATTCCTCCATGCCGACAGCCAAGCCCGAGGAGTGGGCGAGCGTAGGGGATTACAAATTGGGCCTGGAGATGCAGGAAGGGCGAAGGCAGGCGATCCGTGACGCTTTCTATGTCGATGCGTTCAAGCTCCTCAATAGCCCTCCCTTGCTCGACAAGGAGATGACAGCCTTCGAGATTTCCCAGAGGCAGGCCGAGCAGTTGCAGAACATCACGGCGGTAGATGCCCGTCAAATTGTCGAGTTCATCAATCCCCTGATGAACCGGGTGTTTTCAATCATGTTCAGGGCGGGGAAGCTTGGGAAGCCTCCTCAACGCCTGATGCAACCGACCGGGCCAACGAGTTCCGCTTTGATCCTGCCGAAAGTCGTCGTCACTTCCCGCTTCAATGATGCCCTTCGGGCTTTGGGCAATCGAGGCATTGATGAGTGGTCCGCGTGGGCGCTGAAGATTCAGGAGGCGAACCCGCAAGCCGGAATCTTGGATTTGGTGGACATGGACGACACCGGACGCACGTATGCTCGGAACGCCGGTGTTGCTCCGGACCTGATCCGCAAGACGAAGGGACCGAACTCGGTTGAGTCGATTCGTGCGGCTCGTGCTCAAGTCTTGGCTCAACAGAGGCAGGCGCAGTTGGCCGAGCAGTTGGGCAAGGCGGGACGCGGGCTTGGCGGATCGCCCCAATTCATGCAGGAAGCGGTGAAGGATCAGATGGATCAGGGTAAGAACGGCAATAGGGCTGCGTGAATCGAAAGCTCTACATAGGGTGCCCGCTGCACAACGGCACCTGCGATGCGTTTCGGATGGGGTATGGCAACCTGATTCAAACCGGGATTCCTGGGTGGGATTCTAGATGGGTGGAATTGAATGGCGGCGGAATCACGGTCGCCCGAAACCTCATGGCTGCCCAAGCCATCCGAACCCAAGCTGACGTTCTTCTTTTCGTCTCCGGCGACATCGGTTTCCAGAATGACCAGATGGCGGCGACGGTGAAACGAGTTCTCAGCCATTTCGAGCGTGATCCGGAAATCGACATCGTTGGAGGCATATACCTTTTCAAACGCTACCCTTTGCAGATGGTATTGGCCCAGGATGAGCCAAGGAGCCCGAACGAGCATGGGTTGATCGAGGTCAACCGATTGGGAACGGACTTCGTTGCGGTTTCGATCCGGTCTCTTGAGCAGATCATCGAGAAGTGGAAGACGATTTCGGACACGTTGTACGGCTCCGTTATCCCTCTCAAATTTGAGTCGGAGTACGGTCCGCAATGGAATATCTTCGGCCAGTCTGTGATCTTGGGAGGGAAGTTTCTGACCGAAGATTTCTATTGGTGCAGGCTCGCCAGGGAGGCGGGGCAGAAGATTTACGTCGATACCCAAATCCGTCTTCAGCATTGGGGGCAGCACAACTACGACGCGAACCAGGCCGATGGGATTGACCGGGCTTTGACGGTTCCGAATCCAGAGAAAGAGCCCGATGGAAAATGAAGCCAAGGGAAACGAATCCCTCGCAGCCGCCCGAGTCGAACAGCAAAGGATCGCAGCCGCCTACGCCGAAGTTTTCGGTCAGGGCGCTGGACGCTCGGCGGCACAAAGGCTCGTCCTCGATCACCTCTTTCGAGACGCGAACGATGACCGGAACGCCTTTCAATTCGAGTCCGGTCGAGATGGCGTGGGTGTCGCCCTTGCCGCCGCCCACCGTGACGGAGCGGCCTCTAGAAAACGCATTGTTGACAGGCAACTGCAAATCGCAGCAGAGTCGAAACAGCCGATCAAGTCGGCCCCCAAAGTAAGGAGATAACGCCACATGACCCAACTGTCCGAAGAAGTCGAGGCCCAGAAGGTGCGGCTTCGCAAAAACGGTGACTTGTACCTCCGAGCCGATGGCAAGGATAACATAGTCGCCCACTACGACGAGAAGACCGGAGAACTGGAGTTCGTGACGAAGGAGGCGTCCGTGAAATACTACCAGCGTTGCACCGACAGGCTCGGGACAACGGGAGATGGCAAGGAGGTCTCCAACCGGGTAATCCGAATCGTCACGGTCAAGGGAGAGCCAAAGACCGATCTGAAGACGGTTCCGAAACGGCCAAAGCTAGGTGAGCAGGGGGACGCCGCCTACGAATTTGTGAAGTGGTGCTTGGACTACGCGCCGGCCGAGTTCGTCGCCCGCTACGGTCCCTACCGGGATGAGAACGGCGACTACGTGAAGAGGAGCGCCAGTCGAACGGTCGAGTACCCGGTCGATCTTCGCGCCACCCATGACACGGCGGAACTGGAATGGGTGAAGGATGGTATCGGGGCGAAGAGCCAGACCAAATCCCTTGTAACCCGTGAACGGGAAATCATCAGCAACCCCCATGCGATCATGGCCCGAAGGGGAACGCACCAAGGACCGAACGGTGAACCACCCATCACGTTCACACCCCAGGAGGCCCGGTGGACACCGGATGATGACTTCGAGCCCGTCGCCCAGGAGGAGGCGTCCGAATGAACAAATCCGAACGAGAAGACCTGATTTTCAAGGTGGCGGTTTCGATGGCCCCAGCCTTTCGGGACAAGTTCGATTTCAGCAACCAGGGCAGTTCCGCCTTCACCTCCCTAAATAACTATGAGGAACTGGCGACGATGGCCTATTTGGCTGCTGAAGCGTTGGTGGTGAAGCATGAGGCGCGGTTGATCGCTGCCCAGGCCCAGGACGAGAAGACGGCGAAGGCCGCAGCCACGGCATGAGCACGGCCACGGCAGAGCCCGCCAATGGGGCGCAAACAGCCCTAGGTGCCTCGCAAACCCAAAATGGGGGTCAGGCTACCACCCAGACCAACGGATCGTCAGGGAGCGGCATTTCCGAGCCATGGGCGAAGGAATGGATCAAAGGCGACTTCACCCTGAACCACGAGGCCCTTTCCCGTCTCCCCGACCACCTGAAGGCGCTGGAGCCTACCCTTAAGCGCCAGCAGAACCTTGAGGGCATCCTGATCGACTACGCCCACAAGACCAATCTGGCCGGCCAGAAAGGTCTTACTCCGCTCATGCCCGGCAGTCCTCCCGAGGTCATCGCCAAACGGAAGGAGTTCTTGGACACGGCGAACGGCGTCCCGAAAACCTGGCAGGAATACGGCGTACAGAAACCCCAGGATCTGAAGGATGAGGTGTGGGATGGGAAGTTGGCCGAAGGGGTTGCCCAATGGGCTCATAAATACTCGGTTCCCCCGACCGCCGTTAAAGAACTGGTTGATTTGTCTGTTTCCCAAGCCAAGGGTCGGTTGACGGAGAACGAGCAGCACGTCACCCAATTTTGGGCGAACGAGCAGAAGATTTTCGACGCGGCGATTCGGACGGAGAACATCCCTGCCGAACGGGCAAACGCCCTCGTTGAAAAAGGGGCAGTTGCTCTCGGTC